TTACAAAGAAGAAGCTGAAGAGTTGGATTACTTAAAAAACGCTGCGAATGAATATGGATTAAAATATTCTAAAAATGCAGACCTTGAATCTATGCGAAATCTTGTCTGGGGTTATGAAGATAAAAACTATAACGGTGTTTCATCGGAAAAAGATATTGATAGGAATACAAAGGCACTGGAAAAAACGACTAAGATGCTTGGCGACTATGGAGATGATGACGGAAATCAGACTATAGACAGTATAAAAGCTTTTGGAAAGAGTATGGCAACAAGATATTTAGGCGTGCAATCAGTCTATTCAGGTGCAACCGAGGCTTTTGGCGATATTGTTGACGCATATAGCAGTGGAAATCGCAATGATATGCAACGTAGTTTAACTCGTGGATTAACAAAAGGCGGTTTGATAGGAGCAGGTGCTGCAATAGGCTCATTTATTCCCGGAGTAGGAACATTATTCGGAGCTGGAGCAGGTGCATTGATTGGTCAACTATGGGGTGATGATATTGCTGACGGTATATCTGGAATTCATAAATCGGCTGAAGAATTAAGACAGGACCGACTGGATGAATTATTTGGTGATATAGCAATGTCGACAAGTGATTTGGGTAAAGTGGTTCAAAACATGGTCGGCTCATGGCAGACACAAGTATCACAAGCACATAAACAAGCATTGACAACAGGATATTCATTACAAGATACTACTAATTCGTCTTATTTTGGAGTTGTTGAAAGCGGAAGTAAACTTGATATAAAAGGAAATTTAGGGTTTAATATTCCTCAACAAGAATTCACGTCTTATGCTGATGAAGTCAACAGTTATATGGATGACATCGAAAATCAAATGAATCAAGAAATGTATAACGCATTTATGGTTAATGATGATTTGTTTGGCTATGGACAGTGGGATACAACTGCCTTAACTGACAAATGGAAGACTGCTTTTGAAACTTTTAAAAAACAGAAAAAAGAACTGAGCAAATATTTAAAGACAGCATTAAACGATAATTGGTTTTCACCGGATGAAGAAAGTCATGTTTTTAGCACTATACATAATATGCAACAGACATATTCTGAAGTTGCACCAAACACAGACCAAACAAAAGCCGATACATATTCATTTCTTGTTCAAAATGGTATGTTATCAAAAGACGCTTATGACAGTGTTATAAAAGATATTCAGTCGGAATATACAAGCGATATGTATAATTTAGCTGAAACGAGAGCAACAGCTATTGCTAATGGAGCAGATGTTACTTCTGCTGATAAAGCAATGTGGGACGCTACAAGTAGTAAAACAGAAAGTTATTTGCAAACGATGTTGAACAATACACAAGATATGTACGGCAAAGACTATAATTCTGTTTTAGCAGATGTATGGAATGGTAAAGATACATGGTACGGCGGACATCTAATAGGATTAAACGACCAATTAAACGGAGATAGATCTCATTCTGCATTTAGACAAACATTAGACAATTATGAAAAATACAATGGATACAATGATAAAAAAGGTAGTTTAGCTGGTGCAAAAGGTGAATTGGAACACTCAATGAACATCGGAGATACTGCTGAAAAAGAAGTAGTAAAAGAAGCATATGAAAAAATGCAACCTACGGTAGAACAAGCAGAGCGACAATATCAAGCTGCAATATTACAACATCAAGACCCAAGTCAATACTTGGATGAGATGATGGGGTTATATCAATTTGGTGCAATGGGCGGAGATGACGTTGCTCAAGAAAAATATGCGGCAATGCTTATGGCTGGTGATATCAAGGCAAATAAAGCCATAAATGATTTCTATGGTACTGATTACAAGCGTATGGCTGAAGAAATGGGTGATGATTTTGCTGATATATGGCAAATGCTAAATGGCGGGAATACGGAAAATGCCATTGAACAAACAACAGAAGCTGCAAAAAATGCACTTGAAAAAAATGCAAAAGATACAGTAGAAGCCATAAAGGATAATAAGGACCAAAAGATAGATGCCATAAATGAAACTGACGAAAAAGCAGCACAAGCTGTTGAAGATAGCACCAAGGAACAAGAGGCTTTAGAAAGCAAAACCGATGGAACAGAACAGTCCAAAGAAGATACAAAATCAACTGAGTTGCCAGACGATTTAGGAGAGAATGTACTCGATGCTGTCAGTAGCAGTATTGAAAATATTAAAGACGGAAAACTAAAGGATTTAGAACTTGGTAAAACGGTTATGGATTCAATCAGTGAAAGTCTTTCAACGGATAATATGGATTTCAAAGAACTTGGTTTTGGCGAAAGTCTTATGGGAGCAATCAGTGAAAGCCTTTCAACCGATAATCTTGATTTTAAAGAATTAGGCTTTGGCGAAAGCTTAATGTCAGCTATAAGTGAGAGCTTATCAGTGGACAATATGGATTTTGGTAAATTGGGTTTTGGCGAGAGTTTAATGTCTGCAATAAGTACAAGTCTATCGGCAGATAATATGGACTTTAGCCAAATTTCGATAGGTGAAAGTGTAATGAATGGCATTAGTTCTTCTTTGGCTGAAACTGATTTTAGCGGGTTAGATATAGGTACAAAGATAACTGATACTATTAATGCAAGTATGGGTGAAAGTGTTGAATTACATCCTAATTTTACGGTTGTTCCGGGGAATATAGATACATCAAGTTTAACATCAGCTATCACGGAAAGTGTATCAGCATTGACAGGAGATACATCTGCACTATCGGTATCAGCAAATGTTGAGGGTATTGTAAACTACGAATTGGGAACATACCCTCAAGAAGTACCGGCTGTTAATGGTATATCAAATTATACACTTGGGACATATCCGACAGAAGCACCTGATATAACAGGCAGTGCAAGTTATACAGGAAGCTTCCCGACATCAGCACCTACATTGTATGGAACGGTTGTATATACAGCATCGTTTGGACATTTTGCACATGGTACTCGTAATGCACCTGAGGGATTGGCATATTTGAATGATGACGGAAGTGCAGATCCTCGCGAATTGGTTGAACACAACGGTCAATTTTTGATGTATGAAGGTCGTAATGTACTTGCTCCGCTGTCAGCGGGAGATAGAGTATTTACATCATCAGAAACAAAGGATATTTTATCAGGACGTGGCATTCCTCATTATGCGACAGGACTTAATAATGATGTCATAGAAAATGAGAAAATACAAGGTGGCGGCTCAACAAGTGGTGCAAATGTGCATTTTGAAAGTGGTTCAATGTCTATAATGTTTAATATTGATGGTTCTAAGGACGGCAATGTTGTTGAACAGATAAAGGCACATGCACCTGAAATAGCACAGTTAATATCAGATGAAATTGACCGACATTTAACTGCCTCATTTGCTAATTCGGGAGGTAATAATGAATGAGAAATTGTGAAAGTATAATTTTTATAATTGAAAAAGGTACACATGATGTATTATCAATACCGTGGACACCACAAAAAATAAAATTCCGTTCGGGTGGACAAAATTTTGCCGAATATGACATAATGGACCTTGGTACTATTCAAGAGCCTACTGGTACAGGTGTACGTTCGATTCGGTGGGATGATGGTATATTACCCGGTAGAATGCAAGCAAATATGCCTTGGCAAAATGGTGCTTGGCAACCGCCTGTCAATTTTCAAGGTATGTTTTCAATGTGGAAAGCTAATAAAACGGTACTTACGATTTTGATAACAGGTACACCGATTTGTATGGATGTACATCTTTCGGATTATGATATTACATATCAAGACGGATTTGGCAGTTATCATTATTATATAGAATTTACAGACTGCGTTAAACCGACATTCACTGTTACAAATGCCGAACCTGATTCGGCTGACGGAACGGACAGAGATAAAGACCCTACACCTGCAATATATACCATAGTTGAAAATGATACATTATGGGGCATCGCACAATGTTATCTCGGTGACGGGTTGCGTTGGGAAGAAATTTATGAGTTAAACAAAGATGTAATCGAGGACACCGCAAAACAGCATGGTTTTAGTAGCTCGGAAAGAGGTTGGTGGATATTCCCCGGTACCGTTATTAAAATTCCAGGAACATCTTCTGGTGATAACTCTGCCGGTGCAACAGTCGAACTTAACAATGCACCGATATATGTTTCGTCTGATGCGGAAAGTATTGCAGGCAGAGTGACAGGAACATATTATTTGTATGACGGAAAAGAAATTCTCGGCCGATATAGGATAACAGATAAATCTTCTGATGTAGGACGTACACCAGTTGGTGAATATGTCATTGGTTGGCTGCCAAAAGAGTATATATAAGATTAAACAAACAGAATAGCACTATTTTTTATGATAGTGCTTTTTTTGTACGATTTTTAGGAGTGGGGTTAATGGATTATGTAAGAGTGGCGTCAAAGTCTTCACCGATATACAGCATTCATTTTCTTAATTCTGATAAATTAGATGTATTTGTTGACGCAGTGACAACGGATTTAAAACTTACCGAAAATAAAAACGAGCTTGCACAAAAGGTAACGATAAACCTTGTAAACTGTATGAACGGCGAGTATTTGTTATCAGAATTAATTAATGTGTGTGATAGGGTGTTTATATATGCCAATGACGGTGAAGAGTGCAGAGAGGTTTTCAGAGGGTATATATGGCGTAAAAATTATCAAAACAAGCAGAAGAAAATAATATCTTTGACATGCTATGATAATTTGATTTATCTGCAAAACAGTGAGGATAGCTATTATTACCCTGCAGGTTGGAAAACAGTAGATATATTCAATGATATATGCTCAAAATGGGGCATTGAAATTGTATACAATTATGAATCTATTGAACATAAGAAACTACCTCTTTCAGGTAAAATTTCAACTATGTTTACTGACCTTTTGGACCGAGTAAAAAAGAAAACGGGTATAAAATATGTTATACGCAGTGCAGAGGATATTATCTACATAGATAGGTACGGAGCCAATGCAAATGAGCGTGTTTACGAAATTAACCGTGGCGAAAATGCAATATCTACCGCAAGTAATATTTCAATGGAAGACGTTGTTACAAAAATAATCTTCACAGGCAAAGCTGATGATGACGGAAAAGTATCTATTACAGGCACTTTGGAGGGGGACACAGCAAAATGGGGAACACTTCAGAAAGTCATTAGAGATGATACAGAAGATGGAAAGTCAAACAAAAAGTCAGATAAAGAAAAGGAAGACTCTTTGTATGAAAATGCTCGTGATGAAGGTCAATATATTCTTGATGAAAAAGGAAAGCCTAAAGAAACATATGAAGTAACAGCTATAAATAATCCATGGATACGAAAAGGCGAGCTTGTTAAAGTAGGTGCAGGCGATATGAATTTTCGATATATTGTTACAAGTATTACACATAATGCAGTAAATCGACAAATGAATATTGATTTTGAAATTGCGGATGAAAGTAAGTTATAAGGAAGTGGTTATATGAATGCGTTTGACAGATTAGGACGAACACTTCAGGCACAGATGAATAACGCTGTAAATGAAGGTAGAAGTGTTTTAATTGAATACGGTACGATTACATCAGATTTTGGGCTTAAGGTTACAAGATTTGATACCGTTATTCCAAAAGGGGAGTATTTAATTGATAAGAGATTATCAATAGACTATAAGCCTGAGATTGAAGTTGTAACGTCATTATCTGACGGTCATAGTCACACTGTTAAAATTCCTATCACAGAGGGGATAGAACGTATTAAAGCGGGCGACAGAGTATTGGTATGTTGGATAGACGTTGATCCTATTGTTGTTGCTGTTATTGTAAGTAGCAGTGACATAGGAAAGGAGAGTTAATTATGGCAAATCTGTTTCCGACAGCAAATAACATTATGACGGTGCCGTTGGATAATCTTAAACAAAATACTCCTGTCGGATATAAACGTAGCTTGAAATTTGATTATGATACAGGTGATTTTGTTCGTGACGGACAACACAGATTAATTTCAGCGTCAGGTGTTGAGGCATTTAAACAATGGTGTGAAAATTGTATCTCAACGGACAGATATGCGTATAGCTCATATTCGACCGATTTTGGTATTAATTTAGATTTGATTATGGCATTGCCTGATAAAGCTGCACAAGAAATTATGCTGAAAAAAGAAATAACAGAGGCGATAATGGCTGATGATTATAAAAGGGCAAAGTCAGTAGATGATTTTTCATTTAATTGGATTGATACCGATGCGGTTGAGGTGGAATGTACGGTAACAGGCATTGATAATGCCGAGATAGATATAAAAGCTACGGTAGGAGGGTGAGAATATGTCGCAATTTATTATTCCTGATTTTATAAAAAATGCGGATGTCAATAAGATACATAAGCGAATGAGAGATAATCTGCCAAATGATATTGACAAGTCGGAAGGTTCGGATGTTTGGAATTTAACATATCCAACGGCATATGAACACGCATATTTTGCACAGTTTTGTATTCTGAATGCACTACGATTAATATGGCCCGAATTTAGTTATGGTACATATGCAGATTATCACGGAGCATGCAGAGGCATGGCAAGACGAAAGGCGCAGCATGCTACAGGAAGTGTCAAGATTATAGGGAATATAGGTGTAAATATCCCCAAAGGTACAGTTTTTACTACTGCACAAATCGCTGATGAAAGTGTAACGGAGTTTGTTACAACAGAAAATGTGTCAATAGGTGATAATCAAACGGTAACGGTTAATATCATTGCGGCTATAGCGGGAAAATCGGGAAATGTTCCGGCAAATACTATCACTGTTAATAGTGATAAAATTGTCGGTTTATCCAGTATTACAAATGAAACAGCTACAACAGGCGGCTATAATGAAGAAAGTGATGAAAATTTTATTGAGCGTATCAAGGAATATGACCAGTCACAGGATAATTCTTTTATCGGAAATGATAACGATTACAGACGTTGGGCGTTGGAAGTTGACGGAGTGGGTGAGGCTGTTGTAATCAGTCCCGAAGATAATCCGAATGTTGAAGATGATAGCGGTGTTGTAAATATTATCATAGTTGATTCAAATGGAGTTCCTGCAGATACAACTTTATGTGCGGCGGTTTACAATCATATTATGCAACCAGTGCCGTTATCGATAGACGGAAAAAAGACGGACGGTCAAACCACCACAATCGAACGGCTTGCACCGCCCGGAGTTATTCTTGAGGTTACAGCACCAACAACTATAGCTATTAGTGTTTCGGGCTTAATTGAATTGGATAATACAGTTGGAATTGAAGATATAAAGAGTAATTTTATTTCGTCAATGTCTGAATATATTGTACAAGCAATAAAAGACGGTGAAGTGCGATATAGTAAAATTGCATCTATTTTATCAAATACCGCGGGTGTAGCTGATTATAAAAATTTGATTGTAAACGGAAATAACACAAATGTACAGCTGATGTTAAATCAAATTCCTACAATATCAGAAACAACAATAAAATTTGATGTTGGACTTGTAGACGGGTAGGTGTAGTATATGTATTCAACAGAATTAATGGAGCAGATATTAACCAGTGAGATAGGACAACAGATAATACAACGAGTTACCAATAAATACGGTAACAGTTATGTTGGACTATGGTTGTTTCAGGTTATTGGAATGTCTAATGATGAAGTTAAATCAATGGTTGATGATTTCAAAAAGCAAGCATTGCCGCAAACTGCAACATGGTCATTATCTCTGTGGGAACAGTCAATGGGATTGCCGATTAATGAAAGTGTAAGCTTGGAGCAACGCCGGCAGAACATTATAGAAAAACGGCGTAAGCGAAATGCTATGAATCCTGCGAGAATAGAGGAAATAATATCAGCAATGACAGGTACAGATGTACGAATTGATGAGTATTATGGCAAAAATAGATTTGCGATATATCTTTCATCTATTCCGTCACTGGTAGATGAATTATCTGTTAGGAAAAAACTAAAAGTTATAAAACAATCTCATAAAGTTTTTGATATATTTTATGAACAGGCTATTAAAGGGGATATATATATTGGCGGTATTATTCAAAAATCAAAAGAAATTACGTTAGAGGAGGTATGACAATATGGAAAAATTCTATCCTACAAAAGCGGGTATTGAATATGCTGCTTTAACTGCGCAAGGAAAAATCATAGAATTTACAAAAGGTAAATTTGGGGACGGTGTAAGGAGTACAGAAAATATAACAGAGCTTACTGATTTGATACATCCTCTTGGCGAATTGCCGATATCGAAAAAGAGTGTAAAGAACAGTACAATAATTACAACGACACAATTTTCAAACAGGGTTGGCGGTAGTATATTGCCAACTTTTTATTTGATGGAAATAGGGTTATTTGCAAAGGTGGTTAATGCTGACGGTACTGATGATGACGAGCATCCGGAAACATTAATAGGATATGCGTTTGATGGCCACGGCGATAAAATCATCGGTACATCATTAAGTGAATTTATCATTAATATTCCGTTGACAGTCGCTGATGTCAATAATGTAACTGTTGATATTGACAGTCTTGTATATCCAACATTAAAGCAATTTGAAGATGAAGTCAATACAAGAAAAACAGAAGATGAAGAATTACAGAATAGTTTGAATGTACATATCACAGATACAAGCAATCCACATGGTGTCACGGCAGAACAGATTGGATTGGACAAAGTCCCAAACGTGGCAACGAACGATCAAACACCAACATATTCTCAAAATTCATCTTTGAGCAATATTACAAGTGGAGAAAAGTTATCAGTTTCGTTTGGAAAAATTATGAAAGCAATAGCAGATTTAATCAGCCATATTGGTAGTAAATCTAATCCGCATAGTGTTACAAAATCACAAGTGGGATTGGATAAAGTTCCGAACGTGACAACCGATAACCAATCACCAA